TGCAAGGTGCATTTAGTACCACACTAACTTCGCCTGGCTTTGCACCAATTACCAACAGTCTTACTGCTGTCAGCTTCAGTGCCACCACACAAACTGTCACAGCTGCCAGCTTTGGACAGACAGTCACAGCATTGGGATTTAACGCTGGACAACCTTACGGCAACAACACCTATATCAGAGCCACAGATATTGCTAGAGCCGATATTCTTATTACCAACACACAGTTTGATGCACTGACCACACCATTAGCCGTCGGTGATGCAGTGTCGGGCACGGGCATTGCCGCCAGCACTACTATCTCTGGTATAACTCGAGCTTATTTAGGTGGATCATTTACACGCATAATACTCGATCGAAATATGACCGCGAACAGCACCGCTGGCTCAGGCAACAACGTAACCATACAGATCAACGGTATATATGGACGAGCACTATCTACGGCTAGAACAGATTTCCTAATCACACAGTCATCATATGCTGCATTAACCACAACTATAGGTAATCCAGATACCTTAACTGCGGCTAATATTTCGGGTCGAACTATATCTAGCATAACTCCAAATTATATTACCATAGCTGGTACAGCCTACGCTAGAGTGATAATGAATGCAGCTGCTAATTCTAACAGCACATTAGCTGCCAGCAACGGTGCACAGAACGTGACAGTTACAGTGACCAGCAGTATTGCTGCAAGATTTAGCACAGCCATATCTACAAGTAGAAATGATTTCTTGATCACTCAGACTCAGTATGCCAGTTCTACAACCGTAACCACTGATGTGTTGTCAGCAGTTACATATCTAACTGGCGGTCAAACTGTAATTTCTATAACTCCTAATTTTTGGACCATAGGCGGTACAGTTTATGCTAGAATAATTATGAGTGCCAACGGCACCGCTTCTAGTGCCCCTGGCACAGGCAATAATGTCTCAGTTACCGGCACCAGTGCTCTTACAGCTGCTTATGGATCAGCTATATCAACCTCTAGACTGGATTTTTTAATTCCTGACAGTACTGCTATAGGATCTGGAATAGCTGTTAGTGATGTGCTTAGTGTTGCAGGGGCAGGAACTACATTGTCAACTGTGGCAATTACAGGTTCAGCAGGACAATTTAGCTGTGCATCGGCCTATCTCGTTGTAGGGATGACCGTTACAATTAGCGGCACGGCTGGTGGTGGTGGATCTATTACTGGTTATGTAAATCCTACGACCTATAGAATTTCTGCCACCAATGGCTCAACAACATTTACCTTAACCACTACTGGTGGCTCCGCTATTACTACCAGTGCGGGCACTCCAACAGGATTAACATACACCCTGCAGACATTTATCAGCGGCGGCCAGACTATTACCAGCATTACACCTAGTTTTGTTACAATCAGTGCAACATCATACACTAGAATTGTAATGAGCAGCGCACCTAATATTACATCAGGATCCGGCTCTGCTAACAGTGTGGTAGTAACTATTACAGCTGCTCTATCTGCTGCTTCGTATGTGAACAAGAACTATCTGTTCTTTACATCTGGGTCTTGGTTAGCCAGTGGTGCAGGAGTCAGCACTAAATTAGCTACTTCTAACACGCAGTTCGCAGCTGGAACCAGCATAACAGCTGTAGAATCAAGAACTTACGGAGCTACTACAGTATATAGAGTAGTCTTTAGTCAAGCATCTAACACTACTATTGCGGCTGCTGCTACTATCACGTGGCAATTTGGTGCGCAGTATGCATTACCGGGTGAACAGGTATTTTCGTTTATTGCTAATCCCGGTAACACCGAAGTATTAGAACTAGGTGCGTTGAAAGAACTCACAAGCACAGCAATTGGCGGTCGTGGCACATTCCCTAACGGTCCAGATGTGTTGGCTATAAATGTCTATAAGGTATCGGGATCAGCCACACCTACAAACATTATTTTACGTTGGGGTGAAGCTCAGGCTTGATTAATAGCTATTTTTATTGTACTATATAGATAGGGTAAATACAGCACAGGACATGGTATGAAACTAAAAACAAGATCGATCCTCCAGGAATTAAATGAACTGGCAGAAATCCGAAACAAGGATGAACTGTTTGAGAGTCGTGCCACTAACATTATCAATTCAGCTATTAATCTGCTGGAAACGTTGAAAAAGCACTATACAGCAGAACAAGCGGATGAACTAGAGCGTAGACTGCTAAATGCCATACGAGGTCAAGACCCTGCCAAATTTACACGAGGCATACGTAAGATAGCAGAATCAAAAAGAACTAAGAGACAGTTAAATGAATCAGAGTAAACTATTAGAAGGCGGCAATGTATTCAAAGGTGCAGACAAGCAGCCCTTAACACAGCGCATCGCTACTGCAGATGTAGAAAGCACTGTAGACTACATCGAAAAGATCACTGGCTTAGACTTTACCAAAGAAAAACACCTCGACGACAAGAAGCCTGTAAAATGGTTAGGTACTACTGGCCGCAAAGAAGATCCAGATGGCACGTTTGAAAAAAACAGTTCAGGTGACTTAGACCTAAGTGTAGACGCTAATGAAGTAGATAAAAAATCATTTGCTGAAAAACTTATATCACAATTTGGCAAAGAAAACATCAAACTCAGCGGAGACAACGTACACTGGAAAGTACCTATCAACGGTGACCCTTCCAACGGATTTGTACAGGCAGACTTTATGTTCTCTGCCAATCCTAAGTTTCAGCAAGGCAGTATGATTGGCGGTAGCGGAGTGTATCGCGGAGAACATCGTCACATTGTATTAAGTTCTATTGCTCGTGCCAAGGGCATGAAGTACAGTCCCAAACACGGACTTCTAAACGCCACAACAGACGAACTGCTGCCCAACGGCAACGACTGGAATCAGATAGCTAAAGAACTGCTGGGACAAACAGCTACGATCAAAGACATACGATCAGTAGATGCTATCCTTAACTATATTAAGAAACTGCCCAACTACGAAGAATTAGTTGCAGGCGCTCGTGAAACACTAGGCAAGCAGAGCATAGAGTTGCCTAAGGCCAATCAAATAGAAAGCTACCAACCAGGAAGCATAGGTTGGATGCGCCAGCTCATAGAAATAGTAAAATGAGAGCATTTGAATTCTTAACCGAGAAGTGGAGTAAAAAATACAAGAGCAGTATCAACTGCTCTAATCCCAAAGGATTCAGCCAGAAGGCCCATTGTGCAGGTCGTAAGAAAACCAACGAAGATGCACCGCCTGCTAAGAAAGTTGGCAGAGAGTTCAACCACCTTGAAGATCTTGTGTTCACAGAAACCAACGGTGCTCAACGTGCTATACAGATACTCAAAGATCTAGCCAAACCCGAAAGCAAGATATCTATCAAGTGGGACGGCAATCCTACCATATACTGGGGACGTGACGATGATGGCACTTTCCGCATGGTGGGCAAAAATAACTGGGGACGTGAAGAAGGTAAAAGTTCTAGTCCTGAAGAATTAAAATCATTTATCATGAGCCGTGGCAAAGGTGAAGACTGGCGTGAAAAGTTTGCATCAGACATGGCATCACTGTGGCCTGTGTTCGAAGCAGGCACTCCCAAAGACTTCCGTGGATACGTCTACGGTGACATGCTGTTTCATCCTGGCAAGCCCTACGAAAGCGGCAATGGCAAGATAACATTTACTCCTAACCAAACCACCTACGAAGTTAAAGCAGTCAGCGACATAGGAGTAAAGTTAGGCAAGAGCAAGATCGCGGTGGCAGCACACAAGCAGTTCAGCTACTGGGGTGACAAAACAGGTGAGGATCTCGACAGTGTGGACATGCTAAATGGGAATCCTAATCTTGTGGTGTTTGGGTTGACCTATGTCAGCTATCGTCCCGCAGTCAACGCAGACAATCTAGGACGTATAGAATCTTTGGCTAAAAATCAACAGGCCATCAACAAGTTCCTAGCACCTGTAGCGGGCATGGGCTATCTACAGAGTGAGTTATATACCTTTGTTAACACTCAGAGCAAGGCCAAACAATTAGATAATCTCAGCTCAGAAGCGTTCATGCAGTTCTTACAAAAGACTCCGGCCAAAGCACAAAAGATCGCAGCACATAATCAAGCCCACCCAGGAGTTATTGACACCTTGTTTGAGTTAGTACGAGAAATTATGGCAGCTAAAAATGAAGTCATCGCAGAGCTAGATGCTGCCAAGGGTGACATATCTGCACATACAGGCGGCAAACCAGGCGGTGAAGGCTATGTAGCAGGCGGAAGCAAGCTGGTTCCACGCGATCGCTGGACACCATTCCGCGCCGATTAACAGCTGAAAACCACTGATTTTTTCAATCCAATATAAATACTTACATAAGAATCAAGGTGATTCTTAATATAGCCGGTCCCTGAGCGGGACTTATTGATTAGGAGAATATATCATGGCAGACATTTCAACAGTAGCACAAACGTATAGCAACGCTGGAGTAGCTATCGCAGCATCACAACCAGCAGCTAACAAAAAAACAAAATCAGGACAAGGTATTGCTGGACGCACACGCATTATCAATCTTGCAGGAACAAACATAACACAAGCAGAACTAGATGCAGTAATCCTGTTTCTAACCCGTGGTGGCGTAGCTGGTACCAACGATGCACACACAGTTGTGGGTGTTCAACCTTTAACTGAATCAGGTGTATTCACACCAGGAACAACAGATGCTGTGCAAGTTGCAATCCAAGGCACAGGCGCTTTCACAGCGGCTGCTGACTTTGGCGGTGTAACTGGTATAACATCTTCATTGCTTGCTGAATTCTCAGGTTTACAGGCTTAATAGTTTTTAATTCTCAGGGATGGGAAGCACTAAAGGACCGCAAGGTCCTTTTTTGTTGGCTGAATTTCTGTGAGTTAAATACATATATTATGGCACGATACCAAATTATTACTCTCATAGACATAACCCGCAGTCAACCTGTTCGAGAAGAGACTGATAAGACTCTGTTGGGTCAACAGGCCAACTTCAACAGCCTATTGCAGGCTATAGGTCTACGATCCAACGTGGAATGGTGGCGCGATCCGAAAAAACACACAGGAAGACTGCCTGAACCTGCCGCAGGTAAGGCCACGCACTGGACCTGGGAATTTGATTGTGAACGAGACGAGGTGTTTTTGCAGGACGACGACCCGGTATATTTGTTAGTACATGATCTTAATCACGTGCCAGTGATCACAGATTTAGAAAACAGTGAAGACATCAGCCCAGCAGCATTCCAAACTCAAGGTAATAATATAAATACTTGGGTAACAATGATTTAGGCTGATTGCGTTTTTACATAATCAGTATAAATACTACAATAGGCATTCAATCATACATTAGGCATTCAATCATACACTAGGCACATGGCTCGGAGCGAGCACTTGACTTACAACATTGGAGATGCGCCTAAATGGCCACAAAAGAAGCAGTTGCACAACTGGCTACACTGCCTGAGCGTGTAAGCGTACTAGAAACTAAAGTTGAAAACATCAACGATAAATTAATTGACCTCAAAGCTGATGTCAAAGAAATGCACGACTGTTTAGATAACACTCGTGATCTTCTAGCAGATAAGCTGGAAAAAATGCAAGAAGAATACCGTTTAAACAGCAGCAAGTATTTTGAACATGCTGATAAGTTACATGCAGAAGATCAAGAAAGTCATTCGGCATTAGATAAAAAGATCAAAGAACTAGAAGCATTTAAAAACAAATGGATTTATATGACGGCCGGCGGCATTGCCGTACTGGGGTTTTTGTCGGGGCACGCATCAGCATTAACCAACTTCTTCAAGTAACATTATATACGCACTTAAATAAGGACCATAGGTCCTTTTTTTTATGACAAAAATCAGCCGTAGACTAGAACAGATAGTTCGCAAAGAATTATCTAAAAATATCATTCCCGTTAAAACTACGGAAGGCATTCTAGTAGGCGATATATTGATCACTAACCAACTAAACCTCAAATTTCTACACAGAGATCAACAGCTGCTTTATTCAGAGATACATCTCAACAGCATTGCTATTAAGATGGCAAATATCTTGGCTCTAAGGCGCGACAGCATTGCTGTGGAAACACTGTGGCGGGCTGATCAAGAATATGGCAAATGGTTTGTGGATAGTCAAATGCTGAGAGCACAGCATCAAAAAGCTCTGTACAACCAGGATTATGAACGAGCAGACATGCTGTGGGCCAGATACTGTGAGAGTCGAGATCGCACAGTTTCGGCTAAAAAGCAAGCAGAACGTTTGTTGCAGTCTGAATAAATACACTACCAATCTGGACTTCTAAATATGAAAACAACTGACCTTTTTACACGAAATAGATCTGCACAGAGACTGAATGAATCCCTGTCCAAGATGTTTGGCACACAGCTGGATCTTGACAGTTTTGATACCCCCAAGCTGGAAGATGCTCGCAACAAGCTGCGTACACAGATTCACACAGCACGGACGCAGAGCGGATTCAATGAAACCATTGAAAATGAAGCACTGGCCAAGGCACAGTTCATGCACGATGCTATTGTTGCTGAACTAATGGATCGACAAGAACACATCGTCGACACTACTGTGCCAGAAGGGTTCGGATCTCTAGAAGATGAAGTAGCACAAATTCTAAAGAAGTTTGACGAAGACATGAATGAGGTTGGCGGCTACGGTGATCCAGATCAGGACAAGATTGTTGAATTACTGAAACAAGGCGACTGGGATGGTGCTACAGAAGTAGTATGGTATGCTTATGCTGATCAAGATGGTGGTGAACTTCGTGACATGGACAACTATATCGAAGATATAGAAGATCAATTCAAAGACCTTGCACAGGGCGGTGATGAAGATGAAGGCGGCGAAACTGACGACGGTTACGCCCTAGCATCAGCAGGTTTTGGATCAGATGAAGACTACGAAAGCATTGAAATGGAACGTGTAAGAGACCCAGAAGATTGGGATGAAGGCAACACCGAACCCCCAAACAACTTTGCTGTTTCTATCAACGGCAAGCAATGGAAAGTATTCAAAGGTCGTGGTCAGTATGCTGATGACGACAGAGAAAAACAACACTATCAACAACTAAAAGATTGGGCTGCTAAAAAATCAGCAGCTACTGGTAAGAAATGGGAAGTTTCTATTACCGGCGAGAACCCAACTGAAAGTATTAATCAAGAATCAGCACCACCAACAGCCAAAGGTGAGCGTATGGTCAAACATATCAAGAAAGGATATGCCGATGATGGTAAGCTATCAGACAAAGAAAAAGGCATTGCCTACGCAACCGCGTGGAAGCAACATAACAAAGACAAGAATGAATCAGTCAATACAGGAGATACTATGACAAGACTACAAGAAGGCGAAGTACAACAGGCTTCCGCTATCGTAACTGCTAAGACTATGGTTGACAGAGTCAGCCGTTGGATTGAAGAACTATCGGGCATGGAGAACGACACACTACTGCAATTGGGTGATAGTATCCGTGACGAAATGAGTGCTGAGCAAGCTAAGACCTTTATCAGTTCAGTAGCTCCTGCAATCCAGCAAGCTCTAGAAAATCTAAAAACCACACGCGAAACACTTTCAACTGGTGTGCGTCTGCTTACTGGTGAAGAACAGGGTGCAGAAATGTTAGGGGGCGAGCCAGCTGGTATGAGTGGTGATGAAATGGGTCCAGCAGAGCCGGACGCTATGAATATGGGCGACGAAATGGGGGATATGGGTGCGGAAGATGAATTTGCCGCAGCAGAACCCGCAGCAGGCGGCCTAGGTGATGCAGGACGTGAACAACGTGAAAGCATCAACCGCAGCAGCAGCTTACTGAAAGTGTTGGCAGGCTAATGCGACTCGATGAAATTACTTCTGCCAAGGAACAGCAGCAGCTAGACGAAATTCTACCTGCGCTGGGCGCAGTTGCAGGCGGAGTAGCACGAGGGGCAGCTGCATTGGGCAGTGCTGCCCTGAAAGGTGGCGCAGCAGTAGCGAAGACTGTTGGTAGTGCAGTTAAACAGGGGGCAACTAATCTAGCAGTTGCCGGTGCTAAAAAATTAGCAGGCTCTCAATTAGGACAAGCTGCAATTGGTCAGGCGGCTGGAATGGGTGGTGCCGAAGATCCTGCTGCTCAGGCACAACAGGTAGCCGCTGCAAAAAAAGAAGTGCAGGATCAGATCAAAGCCAAGCAACAGGAATTGCAACAACTACAACAACAATTGGCGCAAATAAAATGAGATTCTTTGAATTCGCAGATGCAGATGTAGACCTTGACAAGTTTGTGATCATACTCAAAAACTTTGTAGGCAGATCAGCCTCTAAAAAACAAGCTGCTAAATTAAATTGGAAGAGTCTACAACAGATCGCAGATCGCAGCGGATTTGAAATGGGTGCTGACTACGAAACTTTTAAAAGCATTTATGATTCTAATCCGATCGTGCAGAGTTTGGTTAAAAACTTCAATGCTGATGGTATAGAGTTGAATGTACCGGGCACTGACAAAGACACACAAACTCCAGTAAAGCAAGGTCAAACCAGCCAAGATGCTGTAGATAAAATGGCAGCATCCGCTGCTCCTCAACAATTAGCAGCTCAGGCTTGACAAACTGATTTAATTCCTGTAATATATACAATATGAATATATTACCTCCACCATTTGTAGAGCGTTTTCAGTACAAAGCCTGCCAACAAGTCAACGACCCTGTTACCCGAAAACGAGTGTATCTAACACCCGACGGCGAAAGCCTTCCTTCGGTGACAACCATTCTGTCAGCTACCAAAGACATGACACATCTCAATGAATGGCGAGATAGGATTGGGCATGCTAAGGCACAGCAGATTACCACAGAAGCCGCAGGCGTAGGCACAGCCATGCACGGCAACCTAGAACGATTTGTATGCGGTATGCAACGACAGCCTGGGAATAATCCTGTACACATACAGGCTAATAAAATGGCTGACGTTATTATTGAAAACGGATTGAGCAAAGTAAACGAAATATGGGCAATGGAACAGAGCCTATACTTTCCAGGCTTGTTCTCAGGAACCACTGACCTTGTAGGTGTACACGACGGCGAGCCAGCAGTTATGGATCACAAGCAGACCAACAAGCCAAAGAAAGCAGAGTGGGTAGAAGATTACTATCTACAACTAATGGCCTATATATTAGCACATAATGAAGTCTACGGCACAGACATACGTAAAGGTGTTATCTTTATGTGTTCGCGAGACTTTCAATATCAGCAGTTTACGCTAGAGCCCAAGGACTTTAACAAGTGGCAGGACGCTTGGCTTAACAAGGTAGAGGAGTACTACAGCTTAGGCAGATAAATACTCTATAACGGGAATTCATAACTATGGCTGTTGTACAGATATCTAAAATTCAGGTCCGCAGAGGACAAAAAAACTCCAACAGTGGTGTTCCACAACTAAGCTCGGCTGAATTTGCCTGGGCTGTTGATTCACAGGAACTGTTCATAGGAAACGGCAGTGTGTTGGAAGGTGCTCCTTATGTGGGCAACACCAAAATCCTTACAGAACACGATAACATACTAGAGTTAGCGTCGAGTTATCAGTTCGCCAGCGACGACACTGCTATTACATTGAGCGTTCCAAGAAGTCTACAGAGCAAAGAAGACGAAACTGTAAGTGTAGCAGATTTTGGGGCGGTGGGAGACGGCAGCACAGACTGTGTGGCTGCGTTCGAAACAGCATTTACAGAACTGTTTAGAAACGCCAATAACAATTATAAAAAAGAATTAATCATACCAAACGGTGAATATCTTTTCACCAGCGATCTTGCTGTGCCTAACGGAGTGATTCTCCGTGGTGAAACCCAGTTAGGCGCTATATTAAATATCGGCGACAACAACATTCGATTAATAACCAGTCAGGGTCTTGAGCTGGCAGACTTCAACAGCACTAATCGTCCTCACAATCTGCAGTGGAGTAATTTTACTATCAAGCGTACTACTGGAACATTAACACTGTCCGGATTATCAGAATCTAGATTTCAAGCAGTGCGATTTCTCGGAGAGTACACTCTAGGAGATACAACATCATTGGCCACTGCACCAGCTGCAATATTTTGGCAGAACACACTGATCGGAACAAGGGTACACAACATTGTGTTTGATGATTGTGTGTTTCAAGAAAACAGTATATCGGTCAAATGTTTACAGAGCGACACATTTGACACCGCGGTGAGATTTCACAACTGTAAGTTTTTTGTCAACGATACAGCAATTTACATCGACGGTGTTACTGCTCAAGGCAACCGTTGGCAGATCAACGACTGTGAGTTTGAAGAGATAGCTAATCAAGCGTTTAAATCAACAGCAGGCCGAGGCACATTAATACAGCGATCGAAATTTAAATCTGTAGGCAACGGTGTTAGCACCAGTGCTAATCCTAATGATTATATGGTATCCTTCGGTGAAAAGATTGGCAACGTCTTAGTAGACTGCACCAGTGATCGCCAACAGGCCGTTGCTGCTATATCGAGTACAGCTGCATTCTCAGAAGTGTTTAACAGTGCAAGCGTTTCATTCGTTGATAAAAATTATGCTCTGATACCACTGTCTGACAGTTTTGCTCCGCTGGCAGCATTTTCTGCACAGAATAAATTTACAGTGATTAACTACTGTCTTAAATTGGGTGAACATACCAGATACGGTTCATTGACCATTGCCATTGGTGATGATCTCAGCCCAGCCGCACATGGTAGTGATGTGTCTATCACAGACAGTTTTATATATTCACCCAACCTAATACTATCACCAGGAGGAAATACAATGACTAATTTTGAATTCGGTGTTTCTAAAAGCAGTAACACTGCGTTGGATGACTCTACCGCAACAGTAATAGACACTGTGATGTTGACATATAAAAATCCTCTTGCTACCGGTACCACCGGGTCCATATCATATGATGTGGCCTACGGTGTTTGATGAGTATGGAACCAAAAGATTAGCAGCTTGGAGACAGTTCAGAGAAAGTTTAGAAACCAGCGACACTCCATTGGAAGATGTCGCTGAACTTTGGCGGCATGCACCTTTTGTAAGTCCATATTTAGATCCTCAACTCCCTACAGAATGGCCCGATCCGTGGCATCTCATGCTGGATCTTAGGTTAGATGAACTTGCATTGGTGCTAGGAATGCTGTATACTATAAAATTAACACAGCGGTTTATTGATACCAAATGTGAGATACATATGTCTATGTGCCAGCAGAAAAAACAACGTCAATACATGTTAGTAGTCAGCGATGAACGGGTTCTCAACCTTGAATACGGCACAGTAGTAAGTGCAGACCGCCTTAAACAGTTTGACACCAAGACAATCTATGCTGTGTCAAGAATGCAATAAATATCCTACAAGAACTAAAACAGAGAACAATACATGATGAGCATCACAGTTATTAAAAGAAATGGCAACAAAGAACCACTGGCAGTAGAAAAATGGCAGGCGCAAGTAGCCAAAGTATGCAAGGGCATAGCAGACGTCAGCCAGTCAATGATAGAAATCAAATCCCAACCTCATTTTTATGACGGTATCACCACAGAAGAAATTGACGGACTTACTCTAAGAGCTATAGTAGATCTTATTGACGTTGAATCAAATCCAGACGTTGGCAATACCAATTATCAATATGTGGCAGGCAAGCAACGACTTAGTATGTTGCGTAAAGATGTGTATGGACAATACGAGCCTCCCCACCTGTATGATATAGTTAAAAAGAATGTGACAGTGGGTCTCTATACCGCTGAACTGTTGGAATGGTATAGCGAAGATGATTGGAACCGCATGCACGATATGATCGATCATGCCAAAGACGAAGAATACTCGTATGCGGCCATTGAGCAGTTGATTGAAAAATATCTTGTAAAGAATCGTGCCACTAAAGAAATCTACGAAACACCGCAAGTTCGATACATGATAGCAGCCGCAACGGTGTTCCATAAAGAAGAACCGAATACGGCAAGAATGAAACTGATTAAGGAATATTATAATGCGGCCAGTGATGGTTTGTTTACTCTCGCTACTCCCGTTCTTGCTGGTCTTGGCACGCCAACCAAGCAGTTTAGTAGCTGTGTCCTTATACGTAGCGATGACGATCTTGATAGTATCTTTGCTTCGGGAGAAATGATGGCCAAGTATGCCAGCAAACGTGCAGGCATTGGTTTAGAGATTGGTCGTCTGAGATCATTAGGGTCGCCAATACGTGGCGGTGAAATTCAACACACAGGTATGATACCATTCCTAAAGAAATGGTTCGGTGACTTACGCAGTTGTAGCCAAGGTGGTATTCGCAATGCGTCAGCTACTGTGTTTTATCCTATATGGCATCTACAGTTTGATGATCTTATTGTACTGAAAAACAATCAAGGCACAGAAGAAACACGAGTCCGCCACATGGACTACGGAGTTGTGTTGTCAGCTTTCTTCTGGAGAAGATTTAAAAACAAAGAAAACATAACGTTCTTTGATCCCAACGAAGTTCCTGATTTGTATGAAGCATTTTACAAGAACATTCAACGGTTCGAAGAACTATATGTAAAATACGAAAAGCGTAAAGACTTACGTAAGAAAACAATGTCAGCTGAAGAAGTATTCAAGTCTGGCATTTTGAAGGAGCGTACAGATACAGGTCGCATCTATTTGGTGTTTATTGATAACGTTATGAATCAAGGTCCATTTTATCCTGAGTACCATACCATTTATCAAAGTAACTTGTGCTGTGAGATCTTATTGCCAACCCGTTCATTTAAGAGATTAGACGACGAGGAGGGACGCATAGCGTTATGCACACTGGGATCCATCAACTGGGGTGCGTTCCGTAACCCAGAAGACATGCGCCGTGCATGTCGCATACTACAGCGTAGTCTGTGCAATATTTTGGATTATCAAGATTTCTTGAGTATTCAAAGCAAGCTCAGCAACGATGAAATTCAACCCTTAGGTATTGGTGTAACTAACCTTGCTTATTGGCATGCAAGAAGGGGAATAAAATATGGCGACAAAGACGCACTGGCAGAAGTTAAAGTTTGGATGGAGCATCAAGCCTTTTACCTTACAGAAGCCACGGTCGAGTTGGCGAAAGAAAGAGGCCGTTGCAAAGACAGTGATCGAACAAGATATGGTCAAGGAGAATTCCCTTGGGAAAGAAGAGCCGCAGGAGTCAACGAACTTGCCGACTTTGCCCCAGAGCTCGACTGGGAACCACTCCGACAAGAAATGAAACTACACGGTGTGCGAAATGCCACACTAATGGCCATCGCACCTGTAGAGTCTAGTAGTGTTGTTATTAACTCAACTAACGGTATTGAAATGCCTATGAGTTTGATCTCTACTAAAGAATCTAAAGCAGGATCATTTACACAGGTAGTACCGGAGTACAATAGACTCAAACACAAGTATCAACTAATGTGGGAACAGAAAGACTGTGACGGCTATTTAAAAACTGCGGCAGTGTTAGCAGCTTATGTAGATCAATCAATCAGCACTAATACTTTCTATAATCCAGCACATTGGCCGGACCGTAAAGTTCCAACTACATTGATTGCTCGAAATCTTATGCAGGCACATGTATGGGGACTAAAAACATTCTACTACAGCCTTATCAATAAAGCAGGCAGTAAGCAACAGGCAGAACTAACACCAGAAGTGCATTACAACGGATTTCATAATGAAAGAGAGTTGATCGAGGAAGACGATTGCGAAGCATGTAAATTATGAGCAAACAACAATACAACCTAAACACAAAGACAGACTATCTTAATCGCAAGATGTTTCTAGACCCGGCTGGTCCAGTTACTATCCAGAGATTCGAAGAAGTAAAATATAAAAAGATCGCAGACTTTGAAGCCACTGCACGTGGTTTCTTTTGGCAACCAGAAGAAATTAGTTTGACTAAAGATTCAAACGATTTTAAAGATGCCAGTGATGCAGTCAAACATATCTTCACCAGCAACCTACTGCGTCAGACAGCATTAGACAGTTTGCAAGGTCGTGGCCCCAGTCAAATCTTTATGCCTGTGGTATCATTGCCAGAACTAGAAGCCTTAGTCTATAACTGGACATTCTTCGAAACCAACATTCACTCAAAGAGCTACAGCCATATCATCCGTAATATCTATAATGTGCCAAAAGAAGTATTCAACACTATCCACGACACTAAAGAAATTGTAGAAATGGCATCAAGCGTAGGCAACTATTACGAGGCATTACATGTTATCAACTGTCGCAAACAACTCGGCGAAGTAGTCACTGAACACGAACACATTAAAGCAATTTGGTTAGCACTACATGCGTCATATGCATTAGAAGCGTTCCGTTTTATGGTATCATTTGCCACAAGTTTAGCCATGGTAGAGAATAAAATCTTTATGGGCAATGGCAACATTATTCAATTGATCCTACAAGATGAACTACTGCACAAAGGGTGGACTGCTTATTTGATTAATCAAGTGGTCAAAGAAGATCCTCGATTTGCACAGGCAAAACAAGAGTGTGAAGCTGAAGTATATCAATTATACATGGATGTGATTCGTGAAGAAAAGGACTGGGCTACGTATCTATTTAAAATGGGTCCAGTGATTGGTTTGAACGCCAATATCTTGCGTGACTTTGTTGACTTCACAGCAGTTGGTGCATTGAAAGATATTGGCATTAAGTATCAAGCCAGTGCTCCTAAATCAACACCCATTCCTTGGTTTAACAAACACGTTGACACCAGCAAAAAACAAACAGCTCTACAAGAAAGTGAAAGCACCAACTATGTGATTGGAGTCATGGGAGAAAATCTTGACTACGATGCACTT